TCTTGGACCAAAAACAGGTTTTTCAAAACTAATGTATGTTTTAGCAGTAATTCAATCAGAATGTTCTTTTAGAAAAATTGATTACGATGAAATTTTTTGGACAAAAAAAATTGAAAATATTTTGGCTACGCCACAAAAAAAATAATACTATAGGAGGTTCTTATGAGAACAAAAATGAGAAATCGTAGAAAGGATTCTGCGATGTTTTCAAAAACTGCACGAATCACGCGTGCAATTAACTTGAATCCTGGTATGCATAGAGGAGGTTATAGGTTCTAATGAAGTATTACAGTGTAAAAGACTCTAAAGTAGGTACTTTTGGTAATTTATTTGGTGCTAAAGATGATTATGATGCTAAGAGATCATTAACTGTTGCTGTAAATGATCAGAAAGCTGGTAATCTTTATTTTTTTACTGAAGATTTTGACCTTTATAAAGTTCTTGAAATAGATGATCATACTGGTGCGATTACTGAAACTTTAGAGTTTGTATGTAATGCACTAGAATTAAAACATAATGAGCAATAAATTATTCCTTGATGCTACTGAAAGACATGTTAAGATTTATACACCTTGTGGTGCTATTAAAGAAACTGTCTATCAAAAATCTTATGATGAAAACGGTGAAGCTTATTTAATGGAAGCTGGTATTCGTGATGTACAAGCTGAAATTGATTCACATGCACAGGAAGTTGATATCTACAACATTCTTGCTAAAGCTAAAACCGATCCTACTGTCTTAGCTCGTAGGGCTGCTGAGTATGGTGATGCATCTATCATACCTGAAACCTTTACTGAAGCTAAGCGACTTAAAGCTGAGCTTGATGCTAGTTTTACTACTAAAATGAAAAATGCTTATGATAAGTTTTCTGCTAAAGAATATATTTCTGAAGCTGATTTTATTGATGCCGTTCAGAAAGGCAATAATGCACCTTTAGAATCTGCCCTTAGAGCTTATCAGACTGCTAAAACGGAGGTTAAATAATGCCTACTATTAATAGAAATCATTATACTGGTGTTCCTAAATTACATGTTTCTAGATCTAGATTTAGACCTGAACATGTAGAAACAAAAACTTCTTGGAATAATGGTGATCTTATTCCTTTAAGAACATTTGAAGTTTATCCTGGTGACACTTTTACTATTAATGTTAATTCATTTATTAGAGAGCTTACTCTCTTAAATCCTGTTCTTGATGATTTAGTGATGAATGTTTGGGCTTTTTTCTGTCCAAATAGGCTCGTTCTTGATTCGTGGAAGGAAGTATTAGGTGTTAATGTTGATGGTAAATGGCTTCCTGATACTAATGAATCTGTTCCTGTTGCTTATATTCCAGTTACTGTTGATCATAAACCTGGTACACTTTGGGATTATTTTCAAGCTATTGGAGGTGCTGCTACTAATTCAACCATCGTTTCTAATTTAAAGCTTAGAATGTACTATAAAATCTGGAATGATCATTTTAGATTTCAACCTTTACAGATTCCAGTATTAGAAGATACTTCATCATCTAATACTATTGTCTCTGATTCTATAACTGTTTCTGGTACTACTTACAAGTTAACTGATTACCCTAATGCTCAAGCTTTTAGAGATGCAATTGAAGCTGCTCACCCTGAATGGTCACCTCAATCAGATAATAAAGGTCTTTATCCATTACATGTTTGTAGAATTGCTGACTACTGGTCAACATGTCTTCCTACACCTGTAGCTGAATCAGTTAAGATTCCTGGTATTGCTGGTGATACTTCTTATCCTGATCTTGCTGTTTATCATGATTCTGAAGATCTTGATCAACCTCATGTTTCTACTGCTACTGGCTCTTATCTTGGTACTACTTTAACTAGTGGCGGTTTTCCTATTTATTCTCCTACAGGTTCTGATGAAGATGCAGTTAAAGGTGGTTTTTTAATTGGATCTGCTGATAATGCTACTATTGCTGGACTTAGACAAGCTATAGCTTTAACTCATTTCTTAGAAAATGATGCTTTATATGGCTTCAAGAATGAAAAGGCTATTATTCTTGGACATTATGGTGTTGATAATGGTGATGCAAGAGTTCAGTTATCTGAATATCTTGGTGGTTATTCATTTATACTCCATCAGTCACAAGTAGCTCAGACTTCTGCAACTGGTGCATCTGGTACTGCTCAAGGTAATCTTGCTGCATATACTCAACAGTTCAATCGTTC